CAACTAATGAATTGGCACCGGGTGTTCCAGAAATCCAACTAATATCACTGGTTGTAATACTTGAATAAATTGCCGTTTCACCATTTAAAGCAATTTGATTTTGACCATACTCATGTTGCCATAAATTGTAACCTCCAGTAACATAGTAAACTGGCTGTCCCACAACAGGTAATGGTGAAATTGCGGTTGATACAGTAACTAAAGTAACACCCGGTGGTTTGACTGTAGTGTTAAAAATAACTTGGCTGCTAGTAATTTGATAAGTTTGGCTTTGTTGTATATTAGAAAATGCTACACTATCACCAGGACTAAATGTTGCAGTTTGATCACCAGCTAAATAAAATTGATTTGAAGCGGGTGCTGATAAACTTGCTGGGTGTGCAATTACATTTACTGCTGTACCAAATATAGGGTTGTAATTCCAATCAATCCAAATTGGGTTAGGAAACAACTCTGTGGTATAACCGCAAGAGCGTTGCGATCCTACCGCTTGTCCAGCATCATACCAAATCTTATCTTTTACATTATAAATAATGGCATCGGTACATTCTGTAGCGGTGCCTCTTGGATAAAAGAACCAAATCTCGTTGTAGCGTGGCACTTTAGTAACCCACACTTTTTGACGTTGTTCATAATTGATGTTGTCAAATAGGTAGTTTACATTCTTATCATTTGGGAGAACTACCACATTACCGTTATAAGCATAGAAACGGTCAATACCCATCCACCAATAAACACCGTCCATCTCGACAACAGCATTAGATGACATAATCGAGATTTGGCTGGAAATAATATCGTAGTTCCAATAAGTCGATGGAATGGTTGATGCACCAGAACCAGCTGAATTAAACGAAACACGAATCAAACTATCAGTTGCCCAAAACAAGCCCGATGGCGAATTAGTACCACCACGCATTGGCAAGCCTTTAACAATCTTAGAGCTTCCAACGTTAACTTGGTTGGCTAACGGTCCATTCCAATCATAAAAACTTTGATTCCCATACAAACCATTAACATTATTGTTAGCGATAAACCCATGAGAGCCATACACGAACACAAAAGGATATAGAACACAAACACCTCCGTCAACAGAGATTGGTTTATATGTTGGGTTCTGCCCTTGGCTATCAGACAATCCAGTAAACGACCAGCTATAGTTTGTTCCAGGTGTAATCTGACCAACCAATACTTGACTAGTAACGCCACTATCAATATTAACTAAGTCTTTAGCTGGGTGCGCTAAAATATATAACTGACCGCCTAACGGGCTAAACTGTGCATCAAACTGCCAGTTGTTTAAAAATGGCCCGCTTGCTGAATCTGGTGTAAATACTGCGTTGCTTGTTAAATAAACGGTATTAGCATTAGATGGTACTGTACCGCCAGTTAAAGTTACTGTTGTAACATTTGAGCCATATGTTGCAAAAGTAACCGTATAGGTTGTAGCATTACTAGTTTGCTGAAATATTAATTTAGTGCTATTAGCAAAAGTAGCTACGGTGTTACCACTAATAGTAATAGTCGATGCTACGGCATTACTGTTTGCAACTGGTACAAAAGCCGTACCAGGTAAAATAGTAACTGGAAATGGGCCACTACCAGTAGCAAAAGTTGTACCTGTGGTAAACACATCAAGTTCTTTGTAGTTGCCAGCAAAAATATAGTTTACGCCATTATATGGCTGGGCAACCATACCACGATAAATACCAACTAGGCTAGTAAAGATTGAACGATAACCGCCCATCTTTTTGGGAATACCACGCTGAAAACGACACCATACACCATCGGTATATTCGTCGGTTTCAAAGTAAGTACCATCACGCTTAATACCCGGTGGAACTGCTAATGTGTATATTCGGGTAAATTGTGAGGTATCTTGCTGAACATTATCAGCTGCCATTTAGAATGCTCCACCACTAATTAGTTCAGCATTTAATGTTGCTATTACATTGACCACAGGTTGCATTGGATTGGAACCATCCATATTAACAATTTCAGTTCCATTTGCAGTTAAGCCTAAAACACCAGTACCGACTAAATACATACCACTAGTAGTATCATTATTAAATGAATACGCTGGTAATGATTGGGTGCCATTAGAAGCATAAAACAAGCCAGTAGAAGCAGATGTTAATGTATATAAATTAGTACCATCACTCAATACTGTAGCAATATTACCCGCTGGCAAAATTAAAGGAGTTTGACTACTACCTTGACATTTGAATGTGATGTTATAACCAGTTTGGTTGGTATTATTAACCAAAATGTAAATCTGGGTAATTGCTGGCAAAGTCACTGCCAAAGTTTGTGTTCGAGTTCCAGACTGTGCAATATAAGTTTGAATAATTGGTGCGTAAGAAACTAGACTAAATGTGTTACCAGTGATGGTATCCACATCATAAGTTGCTGAGTTAAATGTAACCGCAGAAGGGGCAACCCAACCAACAGTAATAAATCCACCACTTACTGAATCATAAAAAATAAAACCAGAATCACCTGGATTAGTTACAATGGTGCTTTGACCATTAATTAAATTAGGAGATGTTGGGGTAATAGATAGTGAACCAGTACCATTATTTCTAAAACCAATCCACCAACCAGTGGATAAAGATTGAACGGAAGGAAGTATATATGATCCAGCGCCGTCACCCCAATTAAAAGTAGTACCACGACTGGCATCATTAATAACTGGTGTGGATGTGATGTCTACAATGTTTTGAGTAACTGCAAGTTGACCATTAACTGTAGTTAAACCAGCACCAGCCAATGCAGCCGCATCAGCAAATGATGTACCAACGCCAAACGCTACACTGCCCCATACACCACCAGCGGTAGAGTTATTTGTAAGATAGTAGTATCTAGCATTACCACTGGATAACATAGTAGAATTTGCCCCAACATAATCTTTAATTGTGATTGTATTTGAGCCAAGGTTGCGGAACAAAATATCGGCACCAACAGTGCCTTGATCTGCTTCTGGTAAATAAATAACAGCAGCATTAGCATTAGAGGCAACGCAATCGATAATACGAGCAGCAGGAACTTCACCAATGCCTTGATTAACAATAGAAGGCCAGTATAGGGGTGTATTTGAACTGAAAGAAAGTGCATAATAGGATACATCCGTTGGTGTAACAACGGTGCCTGTAAAGGGCGATGTGTAAACTGGTGTAGTCATTTATTAGGGTTCCTGAACCGAGGTGTTGCGATCCACACGACGAGAGTTATCTTCTTTTTTCAGTGCGTTAAGTGCGTCGGTATAATATTGTTTCCAGACAGGTAATTTATCTAAAGCTTTTAAATAGCCTTGAGCTTGCAATAAAGCACCGTATAACATCGCTTGAGGTGCAATTTGAGTCCATAAATTTTGCTGATTGTTTGCATCCAATGGTTGGATTTCAGCAAAGTAAATAATTTCAACGGGATAATTTTGATCTGGTTTTGGAGCAAAATTCCAATTGCTATAATCGTAGTCAGCATAATACAAAGGCTTACTATTGGAAGACTCTGCTAAATATTGTGATACATAATCTTGACTACGAAGCAAAATAGGTTCACCGTTAACTTTCATAGAAACAGTTTTACGCCAACGAGCCGGTTTATTTAAAATGGTTTGGTTGGTTGCTAAACTGGTTTCTACAACAATTAATTGTAAATAGGTTTTTAATTCAGCTGCAATAGATGATTCTGCCAATGCAATAAGGTTGGGAATCTGAGCAATAAAGTCGGGATCATCCCTCTCCATGTATTGCTGGATATTCAAAACCAAACTATCATAGGTCATGATAACTGACATGGATTACCTTGTGTAATAGCTGATGTTAGGTTGGAAGTAGATCGGAGATTTATCACGATCCTCATCTTCAAATTCTTGACGCGCTTGTAATGCCAATTTCTCAAGATATGCCACACGATTTAAATCGGTCTGTGGTAACTGCATTGCCAATCTATGGGACAAGGCAGCTTGGAAATAAGGGATTGCACGATCTGGCATGTACAGTTCATTAGTTAATGAACCCACATCTTGAGGCTGTAATTCCAAGATCATTTCAAATACTTGGAAGTTATTGTTTGGTAC